TTGTAAGAACCTCCAGTCAGATAACAGTTGTTCTATATATGAAACAAGGCCGAGCATATGCAGAGTGTCTGATATGCAAAAAGATTCAGGGTTATCTCAACTAGAATATTTTCAATTGACCGCTAGTGTTTGCAATATTTGGATGGATGAAGACAAGTCTGATTACCCTCGCCTTGATGACGATTACGCTGATCACATAATAGACTCAGGATCAGAAGATTAGTAAATTATTTAATTTTACCTTCTAGTCGATTATAAAAACGAGCGACAAGCAACCTCCCTTTTTGAGACAAAGCATATCTAACCCTGTAATTATACTTGGTCTCTTCTCTAAATATGTGATCTTCTAATGTTCCAGATGGCGTTAGTTTATCAAAGTGCTTATATACATACTCTTTGTTAAGCAAAGGATACAATACTTTAATTCCTATTTGATTTCTTCTCTCGTCCAAAGACTTAGATATGTAGTCCAAAGTCCAGAACTCCAGGTCATATACATGAATTAAAAAAAGTATTTGCCTGGCACTCAAGCCATAAGTCTCTACGGCTTCTTTCATTATCTTTTTGTAGTTCTTTAAGTAGTTGCTCGATACAGATCTTTTGTCAATGAATGAAAAGTCTCTGAACATCTTGCTCCTTTTGACTCGACTCTTAGGCATGATCTTTAAATTGTATCTTTGTAAAAAAGTAAAGATATGGCATCACTAAGTGGAAGCAAAATAAAAGATACCTTCAATTTAATTTTGAAGACTGCAACGACAGCGCTCTCTGGAACTAAGCAAAGCGTACAGGACGGTGACGGAAATAACTCAGCATTAAAACTATCTACTAGCGATGTAGAAGTAGCGGGTGCATTATCTATTGTTCCCCAGCCTGCAACATCTAGCACAGAGTTGACAGCGTTGCTTATAGCAACATCTGGTACAGTAGTCACCAGGGAATTAGACACATCGGCATTTGGTAGCGCATCTATAACTGCTCAATCTCCTTTGTCTGCTACAGGAAACACCATCGGTGTTGACGATCCTATTAACCTTTCTCAATTAACCTCCACAACTGCTGCAAATGCGGATAAGTATTTAATATGGGATGAGACGGCTTCTGCATATAAGTATATAACTTTTTCTGATTTAGTTACGTTTGTTCAGAGCGCACCAGGAAGTTCAAACTTCTTACCTGTAATGTCTTTGGTAGCAAATGCTGCTACTTCTATGGCAACTTCAAGTGCAAATGTTTCTTGGGCTTCTATTACAGATGGTGTAGGAAAGAGTTCTAGTGCAGGATTTTCCACAGACAACCAGATTCAATTGCAAGACAGTGCAGCCGTAAGAGATCAGGTTCAAATTGATGTTTCGGGTACTTATAAGTTTGAGGTGAGTATGGAAATAAATTCTTCAACAGGAACTCCAGATGTGGAAGTAGAAATACATGATGATGGAAATACGCAGTCTCTTCAAAAGGCAAATAGGACAATGAATGCAAATGCTTTAGATGCTATAAGTTTTACAGCCACAAGACAGTTGAGCGCAGGGGATCAGTTTTCTATAAACATAAAATCTTCAACAGCCGCGTCATACACAACTAACTCTTATTGTATAATAACTCAGATAGCGTAACTTAGGATACGTTATGGAGGAGGATTACGAAAATAAAATAAGAGTAGAAACCTTTATTCAAATCAAAGATAAGGTTGAAGAGATTACAGACATTGTAAAAGAAAATGGCCTTGAAGATGACTTCATGGCTTGTTACTGCTTTGCTTTATTAAGACCTATGAGTGAAGATATGGATGGTCATTCAAAGGTTGAACATATGTCAGGTTTTCATGCTGAGTCTCCCACAGAGATACACACAATGACGCAAGCGATGGTACAAGATTATTTTATATCTATAGGGGAAAAAAGAGACACATCTTCTTTAGACTACTGGCTTGACGATAATAAATGATTTTGCATTAGTTTTGTTAATCATCCATAGAATTAAATTTAAAGTAAAAGAAAGTGGATCTTATAAGAAAGATAGTAGTAGGGCAAAACCCTAAAGACGCCATGGCTTATTACGTTGGTCAAAAGGCAGGGGTAAGTAAAGTTCATGCAATAATAAAAGACGAGAAATGTATGGCCAAGTACGGTATAAGCCGTTGGTTGATATACATAGAGAATGATCAAGATGGCGTTATGCTTTGGAAGACGGTAGAGGGTATGCCTTGTCTTGTTGAACATGATTGCGTGTTCTCATGAAAGCACTATATCATTTCATAGTAAAAATACCGAAGGCAGTAAAAGACACGATTAAAGTTGGTGATCAAGAAATGTATCTTGACTCTAAGTGGAACGAGTTTCAGAATAGAGTTTCTTCTGCCGAAATAGTAGCAGTTCCAGAAAAATATAATACAGGCGCACAGCCAGGAGACTTGTTATACTTTCATCACAATGTAGTTCTTGGTGGCAATCATATGGATGGGAATGATGGCAAGGAATTAAAAGAAACAAAAGGTCCTCGTGGTCAAATAGTAGATTATAAAGAGAAACTATATTACGTTGTCTATGACGAGTGGGATCACTTCGGAAATCAAGCATTTGCGTATAGTCATGATAATCAGATACATACGCTAGGTAAGTGGTTATTTTTAGATCCATGGAAGCCAGTAAAGCCTAAGTCATCTGTAATACAATTAGTTCTAGACGACAAGAATTATGATGATGGAAAAAAATATGGTATATTGAAATACCCAAGTCGGGTTGCTGAAGAGATAGGGTTGAGTGTTGGAGACACTTGTTGGATTCGAGACTCGTCAGATTATGAAATGGAAGTCGAGGGAGAGAAGGTATATAGAACAATAGGAGACGCAATTCATGGCACGCTCCAAGAGTAAGTACGACAACATCGCGACGGCTAAGAATCTGCGTTCTTCTATGCAGATAGCAGTACACAACATGATAGAAGAAATAAAAAAGCCTGTTGATAATGAACTTTCTGGTTCACAACGCAAAGCAGAACTTCAAGCGATTAAACAAACAGCGGTAGATGCTAAAGAACTTATTATAGAGATAGAGAAGACTACGGCTATTATCAATAGCCTAACCAAAGATGGAACTATAGAAGGTGCTAAAGATTACTCAAGCGGATTTGCGGAACAATACTCTAAGCGTTGAGCACGTTAAAAGAAATAGAAGGAAGGGAAGAGCCTGTAGTAAATATCTGCCCTGACAACTCTGAAGGATTAATAGTTGAGGTAGGAGATCTTTCTATTCAGTTGCCAAAGGCTCCTTCTAAAAACAAAATACTTTTTCATAACTTAAAAAAAGAAGATCAATACTGGAGGCGCCAGGAACTTCCAAGTGACCTGGCTATTATACGGTCTATGGACGAATGGTCTCAGACTCCAGATGAGTTTAGAAAGAAATATCAATCATATATAAAAACAGAATATGAAAGAAGAAGAAACGGAGTATGGTTTTACAATAATGGGGAACCGACTTATATCACAGGGCATCATTACTTCTTCCTACAGTGGTCCAAGATTGATGTGGGATACCCCAGTTTTTTGCGGTTCCAACAGGAACTATTCATACATATGGAAGCCTGCTTCCGAGACCCACGATGCCTAGGTCAAGTATATACTAAGTGTAGACGTTCTGGATATACTCAGATGAGTTCTTCACTCTTGTCCGGAGAAGCAACTCAAGTAAAAGATAAACTTCTGGGTATAATGTCTAAGACAGGATCTGATGCTCAGGAAAATATATTCATGAAAAAGGTTGTACCGATCTATAGGTCTTATCCTTTTTTCTTTAAACCTATCCAGGATGGAACAACTAATCCCAGAATGGAATTAGCGTTTAGAGAGCCGTCAAAGAGAATAACCAAAAAGAATAAAACCTCCGTGCAAGGTGAGGCCCTTAATACTATTATTAACTGGAAGAACACAACTAACAACGCATACGACGGAGAGAAACTTCACATACTCTACATGGACGAAGCGGGCAAATGGGAAAAGCCTACAGACATTAGAGAGTCTTGGAGAATACATAGAACTTGTTTACTTGTGGGGAGAAGAATTGTCGGTAAGGCATTGGTGGGGAGTACGGTTAACCCATTAGACAAAGGAGGCTCTAACTTTAAAAATTTAGTTTACAATAGTGACCCCAAGGATAGAAATGAAAACGACAGAACCAAGAGTGGTTTGTATCGTGTCTTTGTACCCGCTTACGAAGCCTTAGAGGGCTTCTTTGACAAGTATGGTATACCTGTAGTAAACGATCCAGAAAGTCCCGTAGAAGGAATAGATGGAGATATGATAACAATAGGGGCTAAGACTTTTTTAAAGAATGAGAGAAAAGCATTGGTTGATGACAACTAC